TTCGCCTAGATACGAGATATAGTTGTCAAAGCTCTCTTCGTTGTCAGACCTTGGGGCGTATCGTGATGTCAGACCGCGCAAAGTGTTAATGCCATACTCATCGCTGTATGTGCCAAGAAGCCTAGCCAATGCCCTCAGACCTTCATCTTCAGAGCCAAACTCTGCGTATCCACCACCTTGGCCTGTCTCTCCGTAGAAGCCAGCACCGGGTCGTATGTTGCCGGGGTTGTTCTGTCGCAAGCCAAGGGGAAGACCGTTAGCCGCTCTTACTACGCCGCCCTCTGCGAATGCCCTATCTTGTCGTTGAGCTAGACCTAACTCAGAGGTTGGGACCATCATGTTAGAAAATCGTGGACCACCTTTACCACCTCGCCTTATTGGGAATGCAGGAAGCACGGCTGGCCTTGCCGAAAAACCGGGCTGCCGCATAAAGGGTGGTATTCTACCCATGAAATCTTGAGTAGGTCTTGCAATCTCATAAGGTGGTCGGGAGAGGTCTGCAATACCGCCTTGCAACGGACCACTTACGTCTACTCCGAAACGATCTTGGGCCATGCCCTCGACCTCATCAAGGAACGGCTCAACACCCTCTGAAACTTTGCCAGAAAGCTCCTGACCAAACTGAGCCAAGCCACCAGAGCGCATAGGAATAGCGTCATCGGTGGGGGCTGGCATGGTTTGTGGGCGCATTGATTGCGGCATGACAGAGCCGATACCACCCTCAGCTACTGCTGCCTGTGGTGCCATGGCCTCAGACATGCCCATAACCCCACTCTGAGGCACACCAGCGGCTGCTATGGCCTCTTCAGCTACCGTAGGTTGGTTTGCAGCCTCACGCTTCATAAAGTCGTCACGGACGCGCTTACGACGCTTGATCTCACTCAATACAAGAAACTGAGGCGCAGACCCAGATGGCATCTGCATCTCTGAAATAAGCTGTTGCTCTGAGAAGTTCTTTAGCTGGTCTTGTACATCAATTATGTTCATTACTGGCCAAGCCCCTTATACAGACCAAGAGCAGATATACCCGTGCCTAGAAGCTGTTGAATCGGGTTGTATGCTTGCATGGTGGTTGTTTCTGTCGAAGGCTGCACAGGAACGCCGCGCAGAACTGAAGACAGGAACTGTAGCTGCTCTCTTGGATAATCTCGCTGCCGGACAAAATCTTGATACGCAAGATCTAGACCAGCCTGATCTCTGCCAGTGACATCCTTGCCTATTTGCTCAAGCAAACGAGCAGACTCAATGTCGCCTTCTCGTGCCAGCCTACCAAGGTCAGCAAGGCCACGAGCCTGACCGCCAGCCAATTCAGCAGCGCCAAGACCTAGTCTTTCTGCATCTGCTCTGGCTGCCCTGTCTCGCTCAAACTGTCCTTGTGCCTCTTGAAATGCCTGTTGCTGCCCCGAAGCCTGTATTTCTGCGAGTTGCCTGTTAAGAGCCTCTCCCGCCATTCCCTCTTGGACTGCGGCTCTGCTGCCGCCAAACGCGCCTTGCCCAACAGCTTCTGCGGCTCTACCCGCCCCCGCCCTTTGAGCGTCCAGAATAGCTCGTTCTTTTTGGACATCTACCACCTGTTGCATGTAAGGGGACATATACTGTGCCGCCGCGTCAGAATCGAACTGACCAGCCTGATAGCCCATGCCCTGAAGAGCGCGGCCAATGCCAGCGGTTGTTGCGCCTTGCGCCATGGGAAGGCCAGCTATGCCAGACCCCGCTATGCCACGCGCTTTCTCTCTGGCATCTAGCGTATCTTGAGCCTCTCCAGCCAGACGCTGCCCTTCATAAGCCTCATAGTCACGCAGAGACTCACCTTCTGTACGGTCAAGAAGGCGTTCAAAATATGGCCTGACATACTTAGGCAAATTAGACTGAATGACAGTCTGATCCGCTGGTGTTTGTTGCTTACCCTTACCCATTACCTAGCTCCATCCTGTAGGCTATGTATTCAGGCTGCCATCCATACCTCTGTAGGATTCTGCCCCATGCTTTTCTCCCATATCCCTCTAGGTGCTTACACCCGCAGTCTGTTGCATAATCTTGCAACGTGCTGAGTGCCATAGGCAACCACTTCCTCATCTGAGTGCCGCCGACCCAATCAAGAGCCATGGCCCTTCTTCCGGGGTATTCCATAACCCGGCTTGTTATAGCGGCAACAACCTCTCTGCCATCCATAATTAGCCAAAGCACCAATATACCCTCTTTCAAATCCTTTTTTAGGTCTTCTATCTCAAACTTACCAGAGGATGTAGCAACAGAGTCTTTCAAAACCTTTATTACATCATCCCAAACAATGTCCACCCCTTCCATGGGGACGGCTGTGATCATCATGCTGGCAGCATCATATCCTGTGGAACTTGGTCAGGCTGCTCTGACATGCCTGTCCTCATTTCTCTAACTCTGTCCATCATCTCATAGAGGGATTTCGCGCCAGCGTCAGTCGATCCGTTGCCCAACCCGCTAACCACATCCGCAGGAACGATAAACTCTCCATCAGATAGGACAACATCTTGCTCTCCTTCAAGCGTGGCTGGAATCATATCGTCCATGCCATCTCCAATGCCCTCTATCATACCCTCTGTGGTCTGTGCGTTGTCATCAAACTCGCCACTGCGTACACGACCAACCAAGTCTTTGAGAGCCTCTTCGCCATATGAAGAGACAAACATAGCCAACGCCCTCTCTGGCTCTGGGCTTGAACCCTTAATGGCGTCAACAGCATTGTTGATGATCTCTTTGTCGTTGGGCTTTGACACCTCGCCACCTTCTGCATAGGTGAAGTACGGCATCTCTGGGTCAATACCGGGCCTGTAACCGGGAAGTATTGGGTTTCTCTTGCGCGTTGCTTTGTCTGCTTCAGGGATATCAGGGTAGTCATCTGAGGGCATATCCAGACCCTGTGGCTTCATTCCCTCAAGCAAGCCTGTTGTACCTACAGCACTTAAAGCATACGGGTTAGTTGCAGCCTCTTTTAAACCCTCAAGTCCACTGGTTTTAATTGTTGCACCAGCAGGGGATTTAAGGAAATCACCAAACATGCCGCCTGATGTGGCGGCTGGAGCAGCCGCTTGTTGAGCGGAGATAGCAGCATTCGCCGTTATGGGGCTTCCTCCAGAAATCATGTTTTGCGCTAGGCCTCCTGACATAGGAAGTTGGCCAGCCACAAGGGGTTGCTGCGGCACGTTGGCCAGCTTATCTGCCCCACCACCGAACATGCCGCCAAGAGCCTTACCACCAAAATAGGACATCATTCCTGTCCCTATGGCTGTTCCAAGGTCATCGCCTTGAGCCAAAGAGCCAAGACCAGAGCCAAGAGCGCCGTACAAAAGAGCGTTAGCCCCCAAGCTACCTGCTAATGCAGAACCTCCCAATCCTAATAACAGTGGTAAAGCCATGATTACACCTCTGAATCAGCTAAAGCCCGCATCCTTGCTACTAACCTTCTAGCACGATTTGGGACTTGCGTATACCATCTGGAATCGACCATCTCGTCGGCGGCCCTGTTCCAATCTTTTGCGTAAACTCCCGATTTCATACCCTTGAATTTTGAGAGACGCGGTCTGCCCATATTAAACATCATATTTGCCAATATTCTTTGGCACTCTTCGGGGTAATCATCAAACCCATCAAAAAGAATTTTGCAGTCTTCTATGGTAACTGCAATATCTAAACTAAACCTCTGACGCACACGCTCTTCACTCACTGGTGTGCCTACAGGCTGTCCATATTCAGGGTCGCTTTCTTTGACTAGAGCGCCAATTCCGAATGTTGGCAGACCAAGATGATCCAAATACACTTCGTATTTGCATCCTTCGTCCTCAGCTATTTCTTCTCGTAGCTTGTCTTTGTTCATTTTGTAAGCCCTTTGACCTTTTCTACGGTTCTCAAACCGCCCAAACCGAGCATACCAAGAAGAACAGTCATTAAGCTGTCCATGTCAAACGTAGGAAGCTCTGGCGGCTCCATGCCAGCATATGCGAATCCAAACATAGTAACCGGCGCTAGTACAAAGTGCCATATCATGGCAACCGCTAGGCCCCAACCAAGGAATGGCCGCCAACCCGCGACGAATACAGACCTATGTTGCGCCTCTGCCTTGTTGATCTCTATCTGACCCATATTGGCTTCGTGCATCTGCCTTTCGGCCATGGTCGCTATTTCGTGAGCCAACTTGTTCTTCTGATCTTTGTCCTCTATGAACTTGTCCAGAATCCCTGTGACTGGTCCGATCAACGCCTGTAACATTGCTTCTTCTCCTGTTTATTTGTGCCTGTAAAGCCGTGGTCCTGTCATTCATGCTCCACATATCTACAGATCTCCCTTAGCTATTTCTTTGCTATCCAAGCGGTGGTTCCCATGTAGGCCCCAACTATCCCTGCGCCTGAAATGTAAAATAATGACGAAATTTCTGAAAGCGCTTGTATTCTCTCTACTGAAACCCAAGGGGTGAACATGGCTGCTGTAAAAACCCCCATACCTATTAAGGTAAATCTTGCCATCCTGAGTTGAGCTAGGCTCTTCCTTAAATTTCTTTCCGTTTCTTTGATTTCCTTCGCATGTTCAAGCTCTTCATCGGTAACAACACCATCACCATCAATATCATATTGAGCATACTTACTCTGAGTTTGTAGTCTTTTGTTTCCCATAAGTAGTAATGCTTGGCCCCACATTAAAAGTTACCTGTAACTTTATGTTACAATTTTCACAGTACCGCTATCGTTGTAAAGAGCGCCGCTCTCCAACCCCGTTGCGCTAGTCGGAAGATTTGTAAGTGTTATCTTGGTTCCACGCATCTCACCGGGGTTTCTTTCCTGCGATATAAAAAGCTCTAAAGCCCTCAACAGGTCTGCCATATACTGCACAGAATACTCTTGCGGGGCTTCAGGAAGTCTTGGAGGGGCTATCTGATTAGAAGACATTACCTTCTGC